GGTATAGATGGTTTTTCAGAATATGAAAAACAAAGAAAACTATCTTTAAAATCTAAAGTAATGATTTCTAAAAAAGCCGGGTATGATAAGTTATTCTTAATAAAAGCTAAAAACTTACATATAGAAAATGAAGAATTAGATGTGAATGGCACTATGTCAGTAGCACAAATGAAAAGAAATTTTGGTAAATCCATGAAGAATAAACTAACTTCTAGGGTTTTATTAAATAAATTCGTAGATTTGGTGGCTTAATCTATGATTAATAAAGTATTGAAAAATAACGATTTTTACGATTTTTCAAGAAAACCCTTGACAATCCGTGTGGATTATGATAGGATAGCTACATATTTGAGAAAGGTTACATTATGATTAAATATGAAAATTTAAATAGTAAACAAAAAATGTTTGTTGACCTATGTGATAAACACTTTCCTGGTGAGAGTGAGTTATCAAGTAAACAAATTTATAGTATGAAAGGTACAGGTTATGATTACGAAGAGTCATTCCCTGCTTGGTTAGCCAAGGACCCAGAGAATAGGGTTAAAAGAGGTGTTTACAAAATACCTAGAGCCTCTACTTTAGTTTCAGTTCCTGAAGTTAAACAAGAAATTGTAGAACAACCTAAAGTTAATATCGGCACTACTGATAACAAAGCCGAAAATATTATTCCAACTAAAGATGATACATTTGTTCCATTCGGACATTTTAAAGATATTAAAAATATCATCAAGTCTAAAGTTTTTTATCCTTGTTTTATTACTGGTTTATCTGGTAATGGTAAAACTTTCAATGTTCAACAATCTTGTGCAGAACTCAATAGAGAGTTAATAAGAGTTAATATTACAATAGAAACCGATGAAGACGATTTACTTGGTGGTTTCAGATTATCAGATGGTAAAACTGTCTGGCATGATGGTCCAGTAATCGATGCTATGAAGAGAGGTGCAGTTCTCTTATTAGACGAAGTTGATTTGGCTTCTAATAAAATTATGTGTTTACAACCTATCCTAGAAGGTCAAGGTGTATTCCTCAAAAAGATAAATCAATTTGTTGAACCTCAACCTGGTTTTAACATTGTCGCAACTGCTAATACTAAAGGTAAAGGTAGTGAAGACGGTAGATTTATCGGTACTAATATTTTGAACGAAGCTTTCCTAGAAAGATTTCCTGTTACTTTCGAACAAGAATATCCGACTAAAAAAATCGAAATGAAAATACTTAATAATGTTTTAAGTGTTTACAAATTAAAAGATGAAAACTTTGCCGACAAACTTACAAGTTGGGCTGAAGTTATTAGAAAAACTTTTAATGACGGTGGTGTCAACGAAGTTATCGCCACAAGAAGATTAGTTCATATTGTTAATGCTTTTGCAATCTTTAAGAACAAATTAAAAGCTGTTCAATTATGTTGTAATAGATTTGACGATGATACTAAAAATAGTTTCTTGGATTTATACACTAAAATAGATGCTGGTGTGTCTATTGAAGAGTTAAATCAAGAATCCAATGATAGTGAGGAAGAAGTTGAAAACTTTTAAATCTATCCATAATGTAACCTCTGGAGTGGCCCTTAAAAAGGCCACTCTTAACATGAAGGGTGGGTGATATATAATGGTTTTAGAGGTTCGAGTATTCAACAATAATGTTGAAAAGGCTATGAGAAAACTTAAACGTAAAGTTCAGCGTGAGGGTTTACTCAAAGAGCTCAAACAGCGTCAATTTTATGAGAAGCCCTCTCTTAAAAGACAACGCAAACTAAAAGAAGCTGTACGAAAACATCGTAAGCTTATGAAACGCCGTGAGGCACTTAACAATTAAGGAGACTATATGAGAGTATTCTTAAACAAACTAATAAAAGGAGACTATATCATGGGAAGAAAAAGACTTGCCAATAGCACAAAATTTCTTAACGCTCTGTTAAGAGGTGATAGCATCTCTTGGAATGAAGCAAGAACTACGTTCAGCCTTCAAAGACCAAGAGCAGTTGTTGAAAAATTGAGAGAAGACGGTCACTGCGTCTATGTCAATAAAACAACAAGTGGTACTAGTTATAGAATTGGTACACCTTCAAAAGCTATTATCGCCGCTGGTTTAAAAGCACTAGACGGTGCGGTATACGCTTAAATATAAATACTAATGAGGCTATTCGTAAGACCTCATAGTAGTATTGCCTCTCGAATGCAATACAAAGTTGGTTTTGGTAGTTTTACCCATAAAAAACTACCACTTGAAATATGAAAATTAATAACTATATAAATAATTATGATACGCCATGAAGGGTATCATTTTATTAACTTGCTAAAAAGGAGTAAACATGAATAGAACACTATCTATTTGGAACGATTTGAGACCTTTCTCAATAGGTTTCGATAACATATTTGATAACTTTGATAATATGTTAGAGCACAAAACGGTAAATTATCCACCGTACAATATCAATAAAATCGATGAACTAAATTACACAATCGAAGTGGCCCTCGCTGGTTATAGTAAAAAAGATATTGAGGTAAAGTATGCAGATAATCAATTAGAGATTAAATCTGTTCACAAGGATAATGATGACGCTAAAGAAAAATTACATCAAGGTATAGCTAAAAGACATTTTACAAGAGTCTTTACTATTGCAGATGATGTAAAAGTAAATGGTGCCGAAATGAAAGACGGAATGCTCATCGTATCTTTAGAAAAAATTGTTCCTGAAGAAAAGAAACCAAGAACAATAAGCATAAAGTAATAACAATAGATAGGGCCGTTAGTTCGGCCCTACCTTGATTTTTTTGACGGAGTATGATATAATTATATTATGATTGATGATGATGTGAAATTAGATTATAAGTTTGATGAAGGTAAAATATTATTTGATGTTAGACAATACATCGATGCAACTTACAATTCACATTACGCAAAAACACAAAAACAAGCAACCGAAATAATAATTGACCAAGGTCACGGTACAGGTTTCTGTATGGGTAATATTTTAAAGTATGCCCAACGCTATGGAAAAAAAGATGGTAAAAATAGAAATGATTTAATGAAGGTTATACATTATGCTATAATTCAGTTATATCAAGACCACTATATTAAGGAGAATAATAATGAAAATAAGTGAAGCGACTAAATCTATCTTAAAAAACTTTTCTGATATTAACCAAAATTTACTAGTTAAACCAGGTTCAGAATTAAAAACTATTTCTACAATGAAGAATATTCTTGCAACTGCTAAAGTTGAAGAAGAGTTTACTACTGAATTTGGTATCTATGATTTATCAGAATTTTTAGGTGTATTATCTTTGTTTAAAAGACCTACATTTTCTTTTGAAGAAAAACACATTGGTATCGCTGAAGACGGTACATCAACAAAAACAAACTATTTCTTTTCAGACCCAGCAGTTTTAGTAACACCACAAAAAGATATTAAAATGCCTGAGTGTGAAGTTAATTTTGTTTTAACACATGCTGATTTAGCTAATGTTAAAAAAGCGGCTGCAGTAATGCAACTACCAGATATTTCTATTCATAGTGATACAGGTGATATCATGTTGACTGCAACTGATAAAAAGAATGATACATCAAATAACTATTCTGTAAAAGTTGGTGATAGTGCCACAGATAAATTTGACTTTCATTTTAAAACTGAAAATCTTAAACTTATCGAAGGTGATTATGATGTGGCTATTTCTAGTAAAAATATTTCACACTTTAAACACAAATCGAAAGAGATACAATATTGGATCGCTCTTGAGCAGACTTCTACTTTTAATTAGAATAGGAGTTTTATATAATGGAAGACCAATTTTTGTGGGTCGAAAAGTATCGACCTAAAAAGATAAGTGAATGTATTTTACCGAGTGAAACTAAAAAAACTTTTCAAGAGTTTTTAAAACAAAGTCAAATACCTAATTTACTATTATCAGGCACAGCCGGTACCGGTAAAACAACCGTGGCTCGTGCCTTATGTGAAGAATTAAAATGTGATTATATTATAATCAATGGTTCTGATGAAGGTCGAAGTATTGATACAGTTAGAACGTATATTAAAAACTTTGCCTCTACTGTATCACTATCAAATACAGGTCCGAAGGTTGTAATCATAGACGAAGCTGACTATATGAATCCTGAGTCAGTTCAACCAGCTCTAAGAAATTTTATAGAGTCTTTTTCTAAAAACTGTCGTTTTATATTTACTTGTAATTATAAAAATAAAATTATACCTGCAATACAAAGTAGATGTGTAGTTGTTAATTATCAGATTAAAAAAGAAGACAAACAAAAAATTGCTGGGTCGTTTCTAAAAAGATTAGAAAAGATATTACAAACAGAAAATCTAGAGTATGATACTAAAGTTCTTGCAGAACTAATTATCAGACATTATCCAGATTTTAGAAGAACCATTAATGAATTACAACGATATAGTGTTCGTGGTAAAATTGATAGTGGTATTCTGGTTTCAATATCTGAAACAAATATAAACAATTTAGTTACATCGTTAAAATCTAAACACTTCGGTGACATGAGAAAATGGGTTGCCGATAATATAGATAAAGACTCTACTTTATTGTTTAGAGAAATCTATGATAAACTATATCAAGTTTTAGAACCACAAACTATTCCTCATGCAGTCATCATCTTAGCTGACTATCAATATAAATCTGCTTTTGTTGCAGACCAAGAATTGAATATGACAGCTTGTCTTACGGAGATTATGAAGGAATGTCAGTTCAAGTAAAACAATATAAATTAGCAGACTATCTCAAAGCCATAAACTATTCTAAAGAAAAACTTTTAGATAGTGAGGATAAAGATTGGGAACGTAAATATCCACCATTTATAATTAACAAAGGCCTGTCGTTTTTTGAAGACACGGTTATGTTTGCTAATGAAATCAATCGTTTACATCATCTACCGAAGAAAATGCAATTTGATTTTTTACTAAATAGTATCAGGTCGCGAAAACGATTTAGTAAGTGGTTTAAGGCCAGTAAATTAACAAATCTAGATATTGTAAAGAAATATTATGGATTTAGTAATGAGAAAGCTAAACAAGCTCTAGACATACTTACAAAGGAACAAATTGATTTTATAAAGAAAGTTTTATATCAAGGTGGAAGAAAATGAATGAAGAAATAAAATGGAATCCAGAAAGTATGCTGGAAGTCAAATTAAAACAACCTGATGATTTTTTAAAAGTTAGGGAGACACTTACACGAATAGGTGTTGCTTCTAGAAAAGATAGGGTCTTATATCAATCTTGTCACATATTACATAAACAAGGTAGATATTTTATAGTACATTTTAAAGAGTTATTTGCATTAGATGGTAAATCGGCTAATATATCTGATAATGATATTGAAAGACGAAACACGATTGCTCAGTTATTAAAAGATTGGGAACTAATTGAAGTTATCAATCACGATAAAATGGAGTCTAAAGCTCCATTATCACAAATTAAAGTTTTGTCATTTAAAGAAAAGAATGAATGGAAACTTGAACCAAAGTATAATATAGGTAACAAAAAAGAAGAACAAGAGCAGTCTAATGAAGGTCAGCAAGTTTAATCAATACATAACTGAACAAGTACCAGACCGTGATGATAAAAACGTTGCGGTCGCTGTAATCACGCAGAAGTATAATTTAAGACGAGCAAAAAA